ACTTAATGAATTACTGACTTACCGAGTGAATAATGTCAGGCATTCAGCTACGAGAAGTATTCGGATTTGGATATACCATTGGTATTCAGCGAGAAAAAGATGCTTGTTTTCTCTTTTCGCAGGTATAGTCTTTCAAGAACGGCATTGCGTACCCGTTCCGCTCCGAATGTGCCGATATGGAAAGCAAGGGCTACTATCGCTTCAAGGTTGTAAACCTCCATACAGCAATTATCGGATACCCGTATGCTTCGCCTTATCCCGTATTCCCTTAAAATTCCGCTCTTGCAAAGAGCTTTCAGCCCTGCACGGAATGTCGGGGCGGTTACTCCGAACAGGTCGCAAAGTTCCCATTCGCTTATGGCGGTTGCGCTAATGTCGGTCGGCAAGATGATGTTGCCGTTGCCGTCCGTTGTGATGATGCTTCGTTTCATGGCTATGCTTGGTTATGGGGTTACACTTCCGAACGATGCGTTCAGCTTGTTGCCGAACATCGTCAGGTCATTGTCAAGTTTCTGCGTGGTTATCTTCGCATAGATTTGAGTCGTGACAATGTTCGTGTGTCCCAGAACACGGCTCACGCTTTCAATGGGCATCCCCTTGCTAAGAGCCAGTGTTCCAAACGTATGACGTGCGCAATGGTAGGAGATTTGCTTCTCTATTCCGCATTCCGCCATTACCTTTTTCAGCTGTTTGCACATCGTCCAATAGTTGATTTTCCCGAAAACCAGCTTGTCTTCCGACAGATACTTGTACCGTTCGATTATCTGCAAGGGAATATCCAGCAACTTCACTTGGAACGGGACATTTGTCTTGTGCCGTTTCGACAATATCCATTTCTCACCGTTCACCTCCACTATTTCATCCGTTGTGAGTTCTTTCATATCCACGAAAGACAAGGCGGTGAAGCAGGCGAAAATGAACAGATCTCGCACCAATGCGAAGGTGGGGTTGTCAAACTCGTGCGCCATGATTCTTTTGATTTCGTCCTCTGTCAGATACTCCCGTTCCTTAACATTCGGGCTGATATGGAACTGCGCAAACGGATTTCTCGGTATCAGTCCGTTATAGTACGCACGCATGACCACGCCTTTCAGCCACATGCAGTTCAGCCAGATGGTGGCGTTTTTCAGTCCCCGTTCAGCCGTAAGATAAGCCGCAAACTCCTTGATGAAGTCGGGTGTAAGTTCCAGCATGGACATGTCCGTCCGTCTGTAGAATGACTTGATAAAGGCTGCGACATAGTTCCTTGCCCTTACCATGACCTTGTACGTGCCGATGCTGCGGTCTTTACCGACACGTTTCAGGAAGTTGGCGCAATCCTTGTCAAAAGCCTTTATCAGTGTCTCATACTCGCTTCCTACCCCTTGGTAGGCATTGCGCACCATTTCAGCCGTTACGTATGCCTCTCGGTCGGATATGCGCTGATAGTGCTTGATGATTTGCGCCTTGATGTTGTCCAATGCCAGATTGATGTTCCGTGCTTCGGCGCTCTTGCCTTTGGCTCGGTTGCCTTTCGCATCCCAAAGGGTTTTCGGGATGGTCTGCTTGCAACTGAACTGCGCCACAGTACCGTTGATTGTCACTCGTCCCATGATGGGGACAATACCGTCTTTCTCCTTGCTACCGTTCACGTAGAACAGCACTTTGAATGTACTTCTTGCCATACTCGTTTTTTTGTTTGCAAAGTTAAATATCAACGAGTTAGACCTTGATACGCAAATCGGTGACAAACGGTGCAATAGCATCTCCCATATGTTAAATCTTACTCTTTCACGGGTAATGATTTGCAAACCATTCTTCTTCTTAAATCCGCTTTTCTTTGCGTTTTCCGATTTTTCGGCTTGTCATCATTTGACACCATAACAACTCTGATATTAAGTCGTTTAGCGTCATTTCTCCCGTTTTTCGAGGTTATTCCAGAGATTTATGGTAACTTTGTGGAATAATATAGAAAAAGATGATGCCTGATCGATTTTATTCTCCATTAAGATACCCCGGTGGTAAAGGCAAGGTGGCAAACTACTTTTCTAAATTATTTATCGACAATAATTTAGATGGAGGTACCTATGTAGAACCTTATGTAGGAGGAGGGTCTGTTGCCTTGTCTTTACTATTCAATGGGCTTGCAAGTCATATCATCATTAACGACAGAGATAGATCTTTATATGCTTTTTGGCACTCCGTGTTATACCAGACTGAAGATTTATGCAGATTGATAAATGACACCCCTGTCAACATTGAGCATTGGCTACGACAAAAAGAAATTCAACGACAAAAAGTAAATGTAGATCTGTTAGAGTTAGGTTTCTCCACATTTTATTTAAACCGAACAAATCGCTCAGGGATACTCAATGGTGGAATAATTGGAGGTATGGAACAAACAGGACGTTTTCTTATTGACGCTCGTTATACCAAGCCAACCCTAATCAGTAGAATACAACGTATCGCACAATATGTAAATCAAATTCAATTATATGGTATAGATGCGGTTGAACTTGTGAAACAATTAAAGATCCAACTTAACGAAAAAACATTATTTTATTTTGATCCACCCTATTACATAAAAGGTAAAGGTCTATATATGAATTACTATACAGACAACGATCACCAAGAAATAGCCAATGAAATAAGCTCTATACAAGATCAAAAATGGGTTGTTTCTTATGATTTTGTCCCTTTTATCGCAAAACTATATTCTCATTATCGGACTCGTCCCTTTGACTTAAATTATAGTGCCGCAAAAGTTGGGAAAGGAAAAGAATTAATGATTTTCTCACCCAATATTAAAATATCTAAAGATAATTTATTGGGAAATGAGAAATTCTTCAATGGATAAAATCTCACTTTCTTAAAATATTTCATCTTCTTTACAAAAAGATTAGATATCAAATATATCGAGGGCTTACAATCTACAAGTCAGCACCTCTGAAATAAAGGAAAATAGCGGAAAGATCGGTGTATTAGCCAGTGTAGTAGGTATAGGCGCTTCAACCAAAGAAGGAAGCAATGGAAATGAGGCGAACCGAATAAGGTTCAGACTACCTGTTGTCTTGCCTTATAAGAAACCTTATTGATGCCTCTTTCCTTGGAATATCATACCGTCTTTTATATACAATTCAATGTCTTGGGCTGAATCGCTGACAGTAAAACCTTTATCCCGTCCTTCGTGGGCTTTAATGGCATACTTAACACAACGTTCACGAAGACGTTCCTCTTTACGTTTGCGAAAATAATTGATTATTGATTTCATAGGAATAACATTTTCCACAAAAATACGTGGAAAGCATTGTGTTACCAAAAACTTTCCCCATCTTTACGAAAAGATTAGAAACCGAGTAGAACCGAGTGCATGCGGTGACCTTCGGAAAAGATATGCCAATTGGTTTTTTAATGGCCTGTAGAGTATGAGGATGCACCCTCAGAAATACAGGCTATTCTCTTTTGATAATGTTTACAGAAAAACAATACGAGATAGCGGATAAGATACTTGCCACGGTGAAACAAAATGCTGGTCGCTGTAATATAGACCAATTTTATAATGGCCTTCCGGACTATGATAATCACACGATGGATTATGAGTATATGAAGGAGACGCTGATGAAGCGGTATCATGCGATCGAATATATGGGAAAGGATGAATATTGGCTGATACTAACCAACGAAGGAGAAAGTATTGCTACTATTGGATTGAAAAAACATCTGCAAAAGTCAGCAGATAAAGAAGAACTGGAAGATAAAAAATTAAAACTTGACGTGGCTAACGGCTGGGTCTCCTTGTTTAAATTCGCTTGGTGGGTCTTGGCCGCTATAACAGGTGCCGTAGTAGATAGTTTAGCAGGAAACCCGATAGGAAACCTAATACGTAGATTAATCGAGTAGGTCTGATTGTGTGTATCATATTTTCTATGCGAGTGATACGACGGCTTAACGACAGCTGCTCTTGTCTGATTTTATAGATATCGTAATCTGTTGTATTCATATCGCAATTCTTTTCCACAAAGATACTTGGTTTCTTTGCCATATCAAAAACTTTTCCCTACTTGCGATCCATAATAATCAATACAAAATTAAACATGAAACACCTAATCTGTATCCTATTCGCTGCTATGATCAGCGTATGTGCCATTGCACAAGAAAAGAAAACCTATTGTGAAATCGTCGGGGATGGAAACTTCAAAGGCGACAAAGTTAAAGTAGAGATTGTTTTCGGCGATAATGTAGACAACGCCATCAAGTCCCAAACTGATCAAGTTAAAGCCGCCAAGTTCAATTCTATGGTTGATGCTCTCAATTTTATGGCAAAACAAGGCTGGGAGTTAGAACAAACCTATGCGATCCCTGAGACATCAGGAATGAATAGAGGCTGTATCTTCCATTATGTCCTTAGTCTCAAGATTTCGGAATAATAGTCTTCAAATAAGGGGATTCCTCCTTATTTAAAGACTATTTAATAAATGAATCAAGAATAGAAAAATCAGCAAAAGCTATTGCCATCTCAAAAACTTTCACCATATTTGCAATGCGAAACATCAGTAGGGTGTATCCTACTTCGCTGAGCGCGGTTAATGCTCACATTTTTGTAGGGCTTTTTTTATGCCCTAAAGTAAGATAAAGGCGGTTGCCTCTTTTCCTTTGTAGGTTTAGCTCTTCGGAGTGGATACTACTGATGTTTCGCAGCATAGGGAAATGGCAGCCGCTCTTGCTTTATAGATATCTGCCTACAATGCGAAACATCAGTAGTTATGAAAACAAATTCATTAACCGTATCATCTTCCCGGAGCCGGGAACATGATCTCTTTTCTTGGACAACCGTCCAAAAGTTCTACAACCTGTTGCCTCTTGGTATCACCCCCTGTAAGTCCATTTACGAGGCTAAAATGTACACGGTAGCTTTATTGGCTATGCTGTCTCCAGTGTTCTTACCACTGGCCATCGTAGCTTGGTTCGTTTATAACTCAGCGAAGAAAGGAGGCCAAAATGATTAGACTGGAAGATATATGTATATCAAACCGGATGCTGGATGCAATCAGATATTGGCAGGAAAATGATAAAGGTGGGTTAGAAGAAGATGTTAAGGCCATTGACAGCGCTATCACTTTCATTGCATGCGAGCATGATGCCCCGGGTGTACTTTCTGAAAAAGAATCATTGTCGCTTATCGCGGCTCTAAGTTTTCTGAAAAAAAGATTATGTTTGTTTGAAGGAAAGGAGGAACCGAAATGAAACTCCAAGAAGCCCTGCGCCTACTCGACATCGTAACCGATGTAAACGGACAATATAGTAAAGAAGAACGAATGCGTGCCGCCATGAGATTGGAGGAGCTGTTACGCTTGCTTCTTCCAAAAGAATGATTATATTTGCAGTATGCTGACATTTGTAGCTATATTAGGTTTTGTTATGCTGATCGGTGCGGCTCTGAATGAAGTGCGTCACAGCAAAAACCATATAAGCAAGGTTATAGCTGGTGTGTTGATTGTTTTGCTATTATTTATTTTGCTTTTTTAAATAGAAACTGATAATATTCAGCAGATAAAAATTGTTGTATATATGAATAATGTTCTTCAAAACATGGATAATACGAACATATATTTTAACTCTTTGAAAAGAGCGGATTGGCTGAGACAAATCGCTACTATCAGGAATGAATATAAAAAAGAAAATTATCAAAAACAAATAACTTTTGTTTTTAAGGATACATTGTCTCCTGAATTATTTCAGCCTATTCATGTTGTTACAATTGCATGTTTGATTGAATTTTTAGTAAATGTAGAAGAACATACTATACGGATATCAAATGAATCTATAGAGAAGCTGTTTTTTGAAGATCTTAAATTTAGAGAGTATTGGAATTACAGTAAAGATCATGTGGATTCTGAAAGTGATAATATATTTAATTTATGGCGTATAGTTGAGAATCAAAAAGACGCATATGCAATAGAGGTAGAACAATATTTTAAAAAGAATTTCTTTAGAGGTAAAGACTTAAGTATAATTTCGCTTAGCATAGTAGAAGCATTTTATAATGTTTTTGATCATGCTGATGCAAATGGTAATGCTTTTTCATTTATTAAATATGAAGGACAGGATGAAGTCTTGCGTGTAGCTATTTGTGATTTCGGGAAAGGTATATCAAAATCTGTCAGAAATTTTGATTCCACTATAATATCAGATAGCGATGCTTTGAAAAAGTCTATAGAGGTTGATTTTACAGTTGGATCTAAGGTTCATAATAAAGGAAAAGGCCTAGATAATATATTATCGTGCGCTGATGCAGTAAGAATAATTTGCAATACAGCTCGTTTATTAAAGAAGCATGAAGTTAAAATTGACAATATTGATTTTGATTTTAATGGGACGTTGATATATTTCGAATTATATTTAGGAAATTTGGAAGAAGAAGAAATTTTAGACGAGTTTGATTTTTAACTAAATAAAAAGAGGATACTATGTGTACAATTAAACTTTATGACGTGATGGAAGGAAAGGATTTTCCTATGGCAGGAAGTAGTCTCTATGATATAATCAGAGAGAATATGAATTCTTCGGACAAGATTACCATCGATATGGAAGGTGTGTCTTCTTTGCCTTCTATGTTTTTAAATGTTTCAATTGGTAAGTTTATAGATGAATTTGGTTTTGAGACACTTAAGAAGAAGATTTCATTTACAAAGATAACAAAATTGCAAGCTGAACGCTTGACTGATTATATCAGTAGGTATAAAAGGTGATTAGTAGTTTTCATATGTCCTTTAAAAGCTCCCTTCGGGGGGCTTTTTTTGTGTCTATAAATTGGATGTTATGGACATATACAATCACTTTGAGTATTCGGAATGGATCGCTAGGCATCTAGCCGCTATCGGTCATACGGACGGGGAATGTCATTTCCTCCGTAGTGACGAGGTAGAGGAAATCTCCGATCTGGAAGAACGTATCTCCTCTATCCGGGATCATGTATTAGTCGCCATCGACGGGCTTAACTCGGATTTTTCTTGGCTTAGCAATGACAACCTCGTAAATATCCCACAATATTTTATCGCCCTATTAAAGCAATGCGAGGCCGGGAATATCGACGGGATTCACTTTGCGAAAGCGGAATGCAAGGATCTTCTCATGCAGATCGTCTGCCGGATGATGCTCGACTGGAACGAGGAACGTAACGGGCTTCAGTTCCTAGAGCTAAATAGCATGACCTTTCGGGGCATAGGTCCCATGGGAGATAATTTCTATGGGGTGATGTTAGGCTTCAACCTAAGAAAGCCTATCCCCTTCTCTATCGACAAATCAATGTGGGTATGATATGGGAGTCATGAAAAGATTGAGCGAGCAGATGCGCACGCCTAAACGCAAGAACTCCCTAATCGGAGCGAGGGAAGGATTACCCTTCGAGATCTCGCTAGAGTCAACCAGCCGGATCGCCCGGTATGAACGTAGGCAGGATAAGGAGAAATTGAGACAATTCAATTCTGAGGTAAAGGAATGGATGGGCTACGTGATCCAAGACTTGAAAGGGAATATCGCCTTACTTGTCCAGAAAGATGAGTTCCTATCGGACTCCCTAGAACCCAGAATTTACAAAAGTAAAGGAGAGACCGAACGAGTGGGATTCAGTTTCGCCCGTGAAGGTATCTATATCCATAAGGGAGCCGGACGGGGCCAAGGTGGTTTCCGGGGCGGCTCTAAATGGACGGACAAATACGGGAAGCTGAAAAAGACCAACCCGGATTCTTTCTACCTGATGGGAACCGGCAACCGCCAACCGATCCGTTGGTTCGATCCCATCATCGAAAAGAATCTTCCCAAACTGGCAGACATCGTAGCGGACTACGCCGCCGATATGCAAATCGACGCATCACGAATTTTCATAGATAAAGATTAGGATATGGCAGGAGATTTAAACAGGAGCATCAAGATATACTTGGATAACTCCGACGCAATGACTAGCGCATCGGAGTTAGAGACGAAAATCGGGGAACTGGAGAAAAAGCTACTTGATCTCCGGACGGCCGGAGAAGGTAACAGCAAGGCAGCTAAGAAAATAGAACGTGAGTTGACCGCCCAAACCCAGAAGATGCAAAAGTATAAGCAAGAGGTCGCTGATACGGAAAGAGTATTGAAGAACTTGAGTGGAGCCACTTATAAGGAATTGCTAGACGTAAAGGGAAAGATAAGCTCTGAATTAAAGAAAACCACACGTAACACCACCGAATATAACTCAAAACTAGAGATGTTAAAACGGGTTTCCAAAGAAACGGCTTTGGTACAAAAGGAGATGCGTGTGGAAATCGGTTGTCAAGCCTCTAGTTGGGGACGAGCGGCAGATTGGCTAAACAAATATATGGGTATAATCGGATCGGGAGTAGCGGCGATCACCGGTATCACCATGGCTTTCTCTAAGTTCCGGGATGAACGAGATAAACTTGAATCATCTTCCGCTAACCTAAAAGCCTTAACCGGACTGGATGATGAGAACGTAGCAAAACTAGAAAACGCCGCTAAACGTTTATCTACCACCGTCACAAAAGAAGGCGTACGGATCAAGCAAAGCGCCGTAGAGATTGATGACTCCTTCGCTATTATCGGTAGTCAGCGTCCAGAGCTTTTGAAAAACGCAGAGGCCCTTGAGAAAGTCACGCAAGATGCCATTTATCTTTCCATAGCGGGAAAAGATAAACTAGAGCCGGCGGCTAAAGCCCTTACCACGGTCATGAACCAAATGAACCTTGGCGCAGATCAAAGCCGACGTATCATAAATGCCATCGCCGCCGGTAGCCAAGCGGGAGCCGCAAATATCCAATATATCACCGATGCTTTTGAGAAATCCGGTACCACAGCTAATCTAATGAATCTGCAATTAGAACAACACATTGGATTAATTGAAGCTGTAGCCCCAAAATACTCGGAGGCGGCCGTTGCCGGTAATAGCCTTGACAAGGTTCTCTTGAGAATGAAGGAAAAGAATATCGGTTACAAAAATGGCGTGTTTGATCTCTCTTTGGCAATCAACGAGATCGCCGTTCGATTCAAGAAAGGAGAATCAGCAGCCAAGCTATTCGGTGAAGAACATGCAAAAATGGCTGAGATCTTGGTAATGAACAAAGCCGATATCGAACGGTACACGACAGCCGTTACCGATACCAACAAAGCTGTTGAACAAGCACAAACCAACTCTGATACGAACGAGGCCAAGCGTGCCCAAGCAAGAAACAAGATGAACTTGTTAGCAATGGACTTGATGGAAAAACTCAACCCTGCTATTATCGGAGCCATGAACCAAACGGTTCATTGGACTGGAAAACTTGTAGCATTGGCTACGTGGATAAGTGAAAACACAACAGAAATATTGGCAATTATTACTGGACTTACAGCTTATACCATTGCTGTAAAATCATCAATCATCGCAGATCAGCTGAAAGTGATATGGAATGAAAAGATTATAACCTCGATGAAGAGTTTATATGCTACCATGCTTAAGAATCCATATGCGTTAATGGGAGCTGTTGTATTAACTTGGTTACTTTACATGAAAAAAGCTAATCAGGAATTAACGAAAATGGATGCGATACAACGTCGTTTAAACAAGGTTGAGTCAGATGCTGCACAAAATATAACACAACAAAAAACAGAGTTGGAACAATTCCTTCGTTTGGCTCGAGATGAATCTGAAACGAAAGAGCGCCGTTTGTCTGCTATTAAAAAGCTTAATGAGATATCTCCTGAATATTTAGGAAATTTGACCTTGGAAGAGATTGGCACAGATAAAGCAACAACGGCGATTAATAAATATATAGATAGTATATATGAAATGGCTAAAGCTCAGGCAGCTAAAGAACAACTTATCGAGATAGAAAAAGAGAAAATCAGATTAGATACAGACCCGGAGGCTTTTCAAGAGCAGATACCATGGTTAGAACAAATGGAAGTAGGTCTCTTTGGTTTATTCAGTAAGGATAAGGCAGATAAAATGTTGGCTGATATGGTAGCTCGTGGCAGAATAAGGCGTGATAAAACAAAAACATCTTTGGAAGAACAGGCTGAAGCATTGAGAAAGATTATCGCAAGTAATAGTAAGACTGTTAATGAGATATTATCAGGAAATAATTCGACTACCGGAGGAAGTAGTAATAGAACACTGGAAGATACAGAGTTTAAATCGGCTATGGATTTGAAATTGAAAGAAATGGAAACCGCACATGCTTCAGAACTGGCCTTATTGAAAAAGCAAAAGTCGGAGAATGAGCAAACAGAACAGTTTTATAATCTCTCCGTGATTAGCTCTGATGTTGTATATTATCAAAAACGCATTGATAAATTGCAAGAGTTTTTAAAGAAAGCCGGAAGCGATAAGATCAAAGCGGAAATCAATAAGCAGATAGTGGAAGCTCAAACAAAACTATTAGATATTGAAACAAAGCGGGAAAATGAAGTAATCTCGGCACTTCAAGACAACCGGAACAAGCGTCTTAAGATTGAAGAACAATGTTATATAACTCAAAAAACAGAGTTAGAGAAGGCAGTGGCCAAACAAGCTATAACGGAGGAGCAATCGAAGGCTCTTCTCCTTTCCATTGAGACCCATTATGCGGATAAGCGGCTGACGATTCAAAAAGATTATCAGAATGATGTTTTCTCGCTCGAGATAAAGAATGGATCGACTAAGGCAAAAGCCATCGAAGAAGCCAACAATACTGTATTGGATGCAGACCTAAAAGCAGCTCAAGCACGTGCGTCCCAACAAAAAGCATTACAAAACCTATTGAAAGACTTTAAGGGACAATTTAATTTAACCACTGTAGGAGAAGAGACCGAGTTGCAAATAAAAGTCTTAGATTCCGTTTATAAGGCGAAGAAGGAAATGGCTAAAAAAGATGGACTGGATATGACCGAGCTAGATGCCGCTTATGAAAGAGCCAAGACAAACATCGTGAGGCAGGAGGAAGACAAACGTTACCAAATACGTTCACAATATGGGCTAGTGTCCATGAAAGAACAGTATGAGAAAGATATGAAAACGCTCAAGGAGCAATACCGACAAGGTTTACTTAATGAGAAAGAATATCAACAAGCGAAACTAAAGATCAAGACCGATTACCTAAAAAAGAGTGTTGACACATATTCCAATATGTTCTCAGGAACAATATCTGCTTTGCAAGAGGCTGAGATCGCAAATATAGATGCCAAATATGATCTTGAGATACAAAGAGCCGGTGATAATGCAGATGAAGTCACTCGTTTGGAGAAGGAGAAAGAGACGAAAAAACTAGAGATACAAAAGAAATACGCAGATGTACAATTCGCCATCAAGGTATCCGAGATTATAGCGAACACCGCTGTGGCCATCATGCAGGCATTTGCCCAATTAGGACCAATCGGAGGCGCTATAGCGGCGGCTATGCTCACCGTTACCGGGGCGGCACAAATAGCGATAGCTAATGCGGAAAGAAAAAAGATCAAGAATATGACTTCTGGAGGAAATTCTTCCTCCGGTTCCTCTTCCGGAGCTCGTGTGGCATCTACATCAGGATACTACAACGGAGGATTCACCGGCAACGGTGGTATACTTGAAGTGGCTGGTCCCGTACATCGAGAAGAATACGTTACACCGGCATGGCAATTACAAGATCCGGTTTCCATGAACCATATCCTAGCCTTGGATGCCATCCGAAGACAAAGAACAAGCACAAATCCTCTTCCCGTCAACGGATTCGCCAACGGTGGATACAATGGACGCTCGGATGAAGAAAATGTAATGGTTTCAAGTAATAATCCGGAATTACTCAAAGTACTCACACAGCTACTTATGCTATTTTCCGAACTAAGAGCAAAAGGCATGAGGGCCTATATCGTTTACAGCGATATCGAGGCCGCTCAAAAGACTCTGAATAAATCCAAAAAGATAGGAGGCAAATAAGATGGATATCATTCACGAATCCGGCAAGGCTTACGACCTAGGAGACATCCAATTGGCCTTATCCCGGATGAACCCGTTCTTTAACGATTACGGAGAGCAGAGCTTACCGGTAACACTCCCTCCCACGGACAGGAATAGGGAACTACTCATCTATCCGGATAACATGGCCGGGATCAGCAAGGCCTCGCAGCGGATCAACGCCATGATCCAACACGGGGTATTCTCCATTCCCTGCCGTCAAGCCATCCTGTCGGCGAACCGGAAAACCGGGATCGAGACCAGCTTCTACCTCAATACCGGAGCGTTCTACGAGAAAATCAAGGATGTACCGTTATCCACGGTCTTTGAGGACAAGGTTATCAAGTTCGCGTCTGTCAGCGAGGCGATATCCTTCTGCCGGAACCTGTTCATTACACATGACGACCGATTCGCCTTGTTCCCGGCCATCCTAGAGTCCGGTTCTTTAAACGCCACCGGTGATCCGGGACCGGACGGATATCCCCGTCTTTACAACGACGTGGAGCGGACGGAGGTAGTCGATGAGAAAACGATCCGGTTGGCTCCGGGATTCTACATATCCCCCTTCATCCGTGGATTGCATCTATTGGAGGAGATATTCGCCTATCTCGGCTACACCTTGGAGGACTCCTTCTTTTCCCGCACCACCCCATTCAAGGACATGGTCTTTCTGAACAACACGATCGATACGATCGTAAGGGGTGAGATCCGATACTCCCAGATCGTCCCGGACTGCATGATCAAGACGATACTGGACGTATACCGGTATAAATTCTGCTGCGAGTTCATCCCGGACGAGACCCGCAAGACCATCTGTATCGTGCTATTCGATGAGAACCTGAACGAGACACCCTCCTGCGACCTCACGGATCGCGTAGCCGGTAAATACACAGTCAACCATCCCTCGAGCTTCAAGCAGTTAAAGCTTACCTGTGACCGGCTCACGCCGCCGGAAGAGAAACAGGAGAGCGAGCGCCCGATGCCAACGACGGGAAGAGCCACGGGGAACGAGAACGAGGAGTTCAGTACCTTGGTAGACCTATTAAAGAAATACCCGGACGTGGAGTATAACCAGATATCGGGTGAGTTTGTCCGGAGAGGTTACAAGGGGATCACGCCGGTCACGCAACGGATAGGTCTGGTCACGATGGATTATTACGCCGGCGGGACACTGGAGACGGAGAGCAAGGAATCCCCGGACGTGCTACCGGCGATGGTCTATACACCTGCTTTTGGCAGCGGAGGAGCCGGGGCCATCCCGCATCTCGGGATTTATATAGGGACCGGAAGATCGTTGAACTCCTCCATCATCATGGATTCCGTGAATGACTCCACGTCTGAGGTGGTAGGCGAGGCGGAAGATAACGAGGAGTTGAAACCCATGCCGGCGTTCGTATTCCATGCCGGGAAACTGGACTACGGAACGATCCTCAATCATGACGCCGAGGGAAACAAGCTCTGGAACTATACGCTCGCCTACCACGGCCCGGACGGGCTTTTCGAACGGTTCTGGAGGAATTACGATTCCCTGCTCCGGAACTCTCTGCTCGAGATAAAAGCGAGCATGCTTCTCAGTGACATCCAAAAGGTATCGCTCTCCGAGTACAGGAAGGTGACGATCGAGGGACAGGAGCTGCTTCCCTCCGCCATACAATATAGCCCGGGTTCCCGGGAACCCTTGGAATCCACGTTCCTTACCACAAGGCTTTACGA